ACTGTTTTGGAAGCAGAAGTTTTCGAATCAGGCAAAGAAGTTTTTATTAAAACGGAAGATGAAAAAGTTGCTCTACCAGTTGGAGAGTACGAGCTTGAAGATGCAAGGGTGCTAGTTATTGAAGAAGAAGGTATGATTAAAGAAATCAAAGCCCAAGAAGAAGATGAAAAAGAAGATGAAAAAGAAGAAATGAGATATGTAACAAGGGAAGAATTTCGTAAAGAGATGGATGAATTAAAAGATATGGTTGAAAAAATGATGAAGCCAGAAGATAAAGAAGAAATGTCATCTCACATCCAAGAGAAAGTATCTTTAGCAGTAACAGAGGTTTTAAATAGTGAAGCAGAAGCAAAGGAAGCTCTTAAAGAGGAGTTATCTAAACCTGCTGCAGAGCCATTAAAACATAGTCCTGAGCAAGAAAAATCTAGTAAAGGATTCAAGTTTGCACAAAATAGAAAAATGTCCACATTGGATAGGGTAATGCAACAAATAATAAATAAATAAATATAAATAATTATGGCAGTTTTAGAACACGTAAGCGATGATGTAATGAGAATTTTTGATGACTATGAATTAATTTCAGCAGCATCCTCATTAAATTTATCAGATTCTGGAAAAGTATTCAAAATTTCTGGAACAGGATATACAGTAACACTCCCTGCACCTAGTGCTGGGTGGAAAGCAAAATTTATTGTATCAGGTGCTTTTTCAACTGATTGCGTAGTACAATCTCCTGCAAGTAATAGAGACACTATTAATGGAGGAATTATTGTAAATGGTGCAATCGTAGAAGCAGATGCAGTAGATAGAGTAACATTTGAAGATGGTGCAGAGAGCATTGGAGATTTCATTGAGATACACTCTGATGGTACAAGCTATTTCGTATTTGGAAATGGTAATGCTTCATCATCAATATCAGTTGGAGAATTATAATAAATAAATAAAAAAAAGAGATATGGCTACTACAACAAGTATAACAACTTCATACGCAGGAGAGTTCGCAGGCGAATATATCGCAGCAGCTTTATTGAGTGGAGTTACATTATCAGAAGGTGGGGTTTCAATTAAACCCAACATTAAATTTAAAGAAGTTATCAAAAAACTTGCTTTAGATAGCATTTTAAAAGATGCTTCTTGCGACTTTGATCCAACTTCAAACGTAACATTAACAGAAAGAATCTTACAACCAGAGGAGTTTCAAGTAAACTTACAACTTTGTAAAAAAGATTTCAGACAAGACTGGGAAGCAAACAGTATGGGATTTTCTCAATACGATAATCTACCTAGACAATTTTCTGATTTCTTAATTGCTCAAGTTGCTGCAAAGGTTGCAGAGAAAATAGAGCAAAACATCTGGCAAGGTGCTACTGCAAACGCAGGGGAGTTTGATGGCTTCCAAGCTTTGTTAGCAGCAGATAGCGATGTTGTTGATGTATCAGGAACAACTTTGAGTAAATCAAACATCATTACAGAATTAGATAAAGTAGTTGATGCTATTCCAAGTGGAGTTTACAACAAAGAGGATTTAAAAATCTATATTCCTACAAGTGCAGCAAAGTTCTACATTCAAGCACAAGCAGCTCTAGGTTATAGAGAACTTTATAACGTAGGTAAAACAGAGTTGAACTTTCAAGGTATTGAATTATTTGTTGCACCAGGATTAGGTGCTGACAAAATGGTTGCAGCAGAATCAAGCAATTTATTCTTCGGAACCGGTCTTTTAAATGATTGGCAAGAAACGAAGCTAATTGATATGGCTGACATTGATGGCTCACAAAACGTAAGAGTTGTTTTAAGAGGAAGTGCAGGAGTACAACACGGCATCGGATCAGATATTGTATTGTATTCTTAATATTGTTTAACATAAAGAAGGTAGGTGGGTATGTGCCTACTTACCTTTTTTTATAAAATTATAAAATTATGGCTTGTAACTTAACAAAAGGAAGAGAGTTACCTTGTAAATCAGGGGTAGGT